CTCTATTACTTTCTTTTTGAGTTAGAGTCCTCGCGATAGACATTATGAAGTGACCAATTTGAGCCTTCTTAATTGACCCACCCATTTGGTCACCTGTAACCACGTCTGATGAAATTGAACTTCTGTTTCCTTGAACTGCTGTCCAACCCACCATTTGATATTCAGCTAACATAGATTCAAAACCTCTCATAACATTACCTTCACCAGACCATTCATCATTGTATCTTCTAGTGGATTCAACACAATCAATGTAATCAAGAATAATAATATCAGGTTTAAAACCAACTGAAATTAAATGTCTGATATAGGATTTAATGTGGTTAACAGTAACTCCTTCAGACGAAAACTTTCTAATAACTAAATCGTTTTCTTTACCACTCGTTCTATCTTTTATTACATTAATAACATTTTCTTCTTGTTCAGATAAAGCGTTTAACTCTATACCACTCCAACAAGATGCATGTTTTCTTTTGATAACGTCTGGTATGTCTTCAAAAACAATTTGTAAAACATTATACCCCATATTATATGCGGTATTTGAAATTTTAGTTAAGATGGTAGTTTTACCAACTCCATAAGGAGCTAAAATAACACCTAACTCACCTCGTGATAACCCTCCGTCAGTCAATTCATCGATACCACTTATTCCCGTAGGAATCGGATGTCTAAAATCCGGTTTCAAAACTGTATCCCAACCTTCAGAGATAGAGGTTCCATCATCTTTTTCTGCTCCCACAGATAAAGCTTCTTTCATAATTTCTGCACATTCCTCATACTTATCAAAATCACCGTTATCAATAATTTTTGATATCTTATCATTTGCCTTTTTGAGCTCTTGTTGTCTACAGAAATTTAAAGCCTTTTCTTGGACGAACTCCCAATCTTCAACTTCTAAATTTCTAATTTCTTTTGTGATTTCAAACACATAATCTTGTGTTATCTTATCCTTAATTTCAACTTTAAGAATTGTTTCTAATGTACTCCAAGAAGGTATTTTTTCAAATCTTTCAAAATAATCTTTTATTGTAGCAATAATTAATCTGAAATACTCATTATCAAAATACTTCGCGTGTATTATGTCAATAATCCTATCGCCGAATTTTTTGTTTGCTGGATGTAGAATTTGATTTATTAATTCTGTTTGAAACTTATATCCTAAATACCCTAATGTAACTTCTTTACTCATATCCAACATTTAATAATAAGTATATTTTTACTGTGTAATTCCGCTATGTTCCACACTAAAATATTCTGAAGAAAATGTTTCTTGGATTTGTTTGATTAAGGCAGGAATAATCTTACGAACATCCACAGAATATCTTACACGTTGTGGATAAACGTTACCAGTAAACCTCTTTTTAACCACACATTTGTCATCAATTTTAATTTCGAAGTCAAATATGTCTTCATTTTCATAGATGTTCTCAACAACTATTTCTTCTTTTGTTTGTTCCTTGTAAGGATTGTAATTTTTGTACAAATATTCATAAGTTTTTTCCTTCAAATCATCTTCGATTAACTTAACACAATCATCAACACAATCTTTCAACTCTAGTGAATTAAGGATTTTTTGGTTGAAATTTTTAATGGAAAAAAACCTTTGGCAAATAATGTTAGAATTAATGTACAATACAAATTCAAATTTTTTCATCTTTTTTGTTTTTAAAATTTAACTTTTCTTTTTTTAATAATTTAATAAATGGTTCCATAAAATTTAGGTAACCGTTTTCACCTCCAGGTATTGCGTACATCACACCGTCTTCTAGCATCATTTTTAATACGTTTTTGTAATCTCTACCTTCGGGGTCTAATGGTAATTCTACTAAATTTTTAATTGATTCTCTAGCCTCTTCTGTTAATAAAGGTTGATTTAAATCAATTATTTTTTGATTTATTTCATAGAATGGACCTCTATGAACTCCTTTAGAAATTCCTTTAATGATATTATCAATAACTTTAAAAGGTTTAACACCTCTTTCCTCTTGGATTAATTTACCTTGTTCAAATATTTCATCCAAAGTCATTTTACGTTCTTTTAGTTGTGGGAAGTGTGTTAATAAAGTATTTTCTGTTACACCATCAATACCTTTAATATTATCACTAGTACAACCTTCTATGATTTTAATTAAACCAGCATTTGAATAATGATGTTCAAAAAACCATTGGTAATTGCCTATGCCAATTTCCATCTTTTTATCAGCCAAGAAAATAGTAACATTTTCATTAATCAATTGACAAAGGTCTCTATCATTAGTATAAATCATAACCTCTTCCATTTTATTTCTATTTTGGCAATAGAAGGCAATTAAATCATCTGATTCTACATCAGGATGTTCATACTGTCTAATAAAAAGATCTTCCGCGTATTGTTTAACTCTGAGTTTTTGTAGTTCGTAATCTTGGTCAAAAAATCTAGGTCTATTACCTTTGTATTCAGGATAATAATCTAAACGTAAAGTACCACCACGTTCACCATCCCATGTAATTACTACTTTATCAATTTTATGTTCAACGATTATTTTACGTAAAGTGCTATAGAAAGCAAATATACCACCAATGTGTTTGTCTTTATGGTAAACGTTCTTAGCCCCGTTATAGGAACGTTTCATAAGAACGTTACCATCGACAATCAGTGTTTTTGTTTTTTTAGGTTTTCCTTTAGGAATTCGCAGACCCATTCGTACTGAAATTAAAAGGTCCGACAATATTTCTTCTTTGTGATTCTTCTTCAGATTCAATTAAGACTTCTAAATCAATTAAAAATTGTTTTTGTTGTTCATTAAGAACACCATTAAATAGGTAATCCTCAATGGTTCTTTGAATTAAATAATAACAAGACAATTGGTTTTCACCATTTTCTGTCATAGCCTCTCTATTCAAGTCTAACAATCTATAATAATCTATTTCCATAATCTTAAATTAAACCATCAATTTCCTCACTATCAAATTCTTCAGATTCTTCAATAGCAAAATCTAAATCATTTTCATCAACTTCATCAAGTCCACTTTGGATAAACATGTTAATCCAATAATCAGCGTACTGATCTTTGTAATCTTTTTCAGCCTCCTTAGAGTCTTCAATGAAGTCGTGTGGTGTAACAATAACTTTACCATCCTGATACCCAATCCCATTTACGTGATTTTTAAGGATTGAGATTTTAGAACGAGTTCCGTAATTAATACTTCTACCATTTTTAGTTGCTTTTAATTTATTTGTTCCAGCATTTTTTTGACTACCAAACAAGAAAATTAAAGTACTATTAAGATAGATAGCTTCACCACCTTTCATTTTAATTCTTGGTTGTCCCATAGGTGAATCAGGTAATTCTACCCAAGGTTGGTTAACAATAATCAATGTGTTTGTATGTGTAGAAGTTTCTTTTCTAGAACCTGTAATTCTACCATTCAATCCCATACCAATTTTATCAGCCAATACAGAGGCGTTGTGCATTTTACCACCCTTACCATCAAAAGTCATCTTACAAGGAATAGAACCTACTGAATCCCAAAGGAAACAGATATCTAAAGGTTTACCATCCTTACTCCAATTTTCTTTTGCTTGTACATCAAGAATTTCATTCATGTAATCAGTAATTTGTTCAATATATTCAAAGTCATCTTTAAAAATAAAGAACCCACTCCAATCACCTGGTGCATTTTCAGTACAATCAAATCCCATCAATTGAGCGTGTTTAAAACTCCATTTCTTTTCAGTAATGATGAAGATTGGTAAAATGTTATTTTTCTGACACCAAATGGCACTCTTAATGAGTGCCGTGGTTTTTCCAGTGTCAGAATGCCCCAAGAATACATTTAAATGCCCAATAGCAGGTCCTGGTACACCAGTAGCTTGTTGGAACACTTTACCTAAATCAATAAACCTATCAGGTTTATATTTTGTTTTTGATGAGAATCTATCGGATATAGAATCCAATGAAAACTCTTTTTTCTGAATTGTTTTCTTAGACATTTTTTAATTTTTTAGAATGGATCTTCATCTTCATAATCATCATTAACCTCTACTGTTTTAGTTTTTGGTGCTGATGTGTTTGATTTAAAAGATGATTCAGTTTCAGTGTCATCACCTTTAGCGACAAATTTCTCAAGATTTTTATCCCATGTAGGAGTTTCACCGTCAGCAATTAACTGAACATAGTCTAATGGTTGTGCTTTGTAAATTTCTTTCCAAGTCAAACCATCACCCATCCATTCTTTAGCTTGAGATGATTTAGGTTCAGTAAGAACCGATTGGTCTTCAGACATAATAGAAGTAATTTTAGCGTAACCTTTGTTATCTTTACCGATAATCAAAGTTAAGTCTCTTCCTTCTCTTGGGTCTGTTACGTCACCTTTTTTAGTGAAGATAGGGATAATTTTATCCAAAGCCCCTTCACCTTTATAGTTGTGTGGGAATCTCCAAAATTTAATACCATCTTTTTCATTAGCTCTATCAATGATTCTAGCTAAATAAAATTTCTTAGCTGAATACTGTGTTGCTAATTCTTTGTCTGTTTTGTTTCCTGTTTCTTTCCAAGATTTGAAAAGGTCGTCGGAAACTTCACACAATGGACAATGTTCACCGTCATTGTGTTTTCTACAATAAATTTTACGCCATT